ACACTCTCAAGTCGCATTTCTACCACCTGATTCACCAGAACAGGCTTGACGCCCCGCATAACCACTTCGAGGTCAACCACACTGTCCCGAGCAAGTACATCCCTGAGTACAAAAAGTCAGTTGAGAAGGCTGCCAGGGACATGGGTGTGGATTCTGATGAGTTCAGAATGGCCTACATGAACGAGTTCATCTTCGCCAGGGGCATGATGATTGAGCCGCACATCCTGGAGTTTAGGACTGCGAAGAACCCCAGAGGCATGATCCTCCAGGCCTATGACGCATTCAATGAGTACGACGAGTACACAGGAGACCTCCCAGTGGCCATGGGGATTGACATCGGCAAAAAGAATGACTCGACAGTCTGCGTCCCAATGGCAATTGATGTCAATAACCCAATCGAAGTGCTGAACTACCTGAGCTACATGAAATACGTCATGGGCTGGCTTGAGATGGTCGGGGACGACATTGACTCCCAGATTCCAAGGATGGTCAACTACATCCGCAAGATGAGGGCTCAGACAATCGCAGTTGACTCCACCGGAAAAGGTGAGACTTACTTTGACAAGTTATCCAAAGCCCTTCCTGACTTGAATGTTATCCCCTATGTATTCTCACGACCCTCCAAGTCGATTCTGTACAAGGGGGTTCTTTCAGAGATTTCTACGGGAGGTGTGGCAGCTCCTGGGGGTGACTTGACAAGGAAGATGCCCGAGTTTCTGAAGTTCATCAGGCAGATGGGAGACATGCAGAAAGAGTATTACGGCCAATACCTGGACTGCAGAGCGCCCAACGGGCGGAACTTCCATGATGACTACCCTACAGCCTTTGCCCTGGCTCTCTACGCAGCAAGGGGTCATGCAATGAACACTGTCAAGATCGTTGATAACCCTTTCTTCAAAAGGCGCAGAAGATAAGCAGTTTGTCGACAGATCTGCTGAACGAAAAAATCCCCCAGAACTGGCTCTGGGGGTGGCTTTTACAAGTAAGGAGGGTCAATAGGCATGAACCCGTAATGGGCTTTGAGACTTCATTGTAAACCAAAGGTGCCTCAAATGTCAACAAGAACTCTTGGAAATCTGCTGACCAAAATGTTCTACAATAGGTTGACTCAGTGTTCAGCTTCTTCTCTCGTGCGCCTTAACCGGCGCATTTTTTTTTGTCTAATTCCGAGCTGACAAGTCTGCCAGGAGGAACCCAAACTGGACAGCGAGTAATGGAACTAGGTCGTAGGTTGGTTTTCCAAGGAAGACTTTGATCCCAAAAATCACTACAAAAATCAAGAAGAAAATGCCTGTGATTCCTGCAAGAGGGTGATTCTGCAGTTTCTGAATTACCCTCGACAGAAAGAATTTCGGAAACTCTGGTCTCTCAACAACGGGTTCCATAAACTACTCCTGGTCAGGCAGACAAGCGACGACTGCGTTGTTTTTTGATTCCCACAAGGCCCTGAGAGCCAGGGTTCTTTCTGGGTTTGAAGGGATTGTTCCAATGATATGGACAGCCAGATCATGGAAAGGTTTTGAGATCACCTGCAGGGCAGGTGGGAGTTGTTCATACCTGAAGAGTTTCAAGAGCCTTTCAGGTTTCTGAGCCTGCTGGCTCTGGTTAGCAGTGTCTGTCATTTTTCCTCTTCTCAGGGTCTTTCTCAGTTACCTAATCAGGATAACATACCTGCTTTTGGGTGTCAACATTTTCGTGAGGCAAATTTTTGCCGAACTGTATCTTCTTATTTCTTCTTAAGGAATCTTCTTATATATCATTAGGCAAATTTGCCAAATGGACTTGCGAAATATGCCAAAAGGAAAAACAGTCTCAAACGCAGTGTTTTCAACACTCTTGACAAAACACTCGCATCTGGCATTTTTGCCAAGTCCAAAAAGCCACAAAAAAAGCCCCCTTTCGGGAGCGTTCTTGTTCAATCGAGTTATTTCTTGTTTGCAGCCTCAAGAATTTTCTTGATATTCATCCTCACATGCACCATCGGGGCTCCTTGGTCTCCCTTGAACAGGTCACGGATCAGGAAACCCTTTGCCACGAGACGGTCTATGGCCCTTCGGGCCTTGTCCTTTTTGATCCCGATCTCTGCCCACCACTGGTCGTAGGAAATCCTGACCCAGGTGTGCCCGTTTTTCTCAACGATTGCCCTGGAGTACTCAGAGCCTTCTGAGACCCCAAATCTGTAGGCAATCTGGCTCAGAATCGCTGCCTCGTAGGCATCTCCATCCAGCATTCGGGCATAGGCCACCCTGAAGGCCACCGTTTTGTCAAGAGTTCCGCCCCAGGCGTGAAGATCCTTCTCTGTATACGTTTCAACCATACTTGTAAATCCTTTCGATTTGTGATAAAGAAATCACCCTTGTAGCGTACTATGTTCTTAACAAATTGTAAAGCAGGGAAGCCGAATGACCAGCCAAGATGAAAATTCAAGATTTCGTATCGATATCCCACCCTACGTCCGTCGAATGAAGGGCTCTATCGAGTACCTCGAATTACCTTTTGAGCACTTTGATGACCTCTCAGGCCCTCCTGTATCTTCGGGAACTTTGAGTATCACTGACGGGTCAGCCGAGTTATTGAATGTAAACATTTTTCTAGGGTTCACATCCAGGGGCTACGCCTTCTCAGCACTCTTGAATACGACAACACTGGATGTGGGAAGATACCCTTGCGAAGCCGATTTCGTCATTGGGGGCGAGACGGCGAAGAGGCGTTTCGATCTGGTTATCGAATGAGCCCTGCGAAATTTCAGGCCCAATCTCAGGAGATTTTAAATGCTTGTTAAGAGTATATTAAGCCCTTTTAACTCTGGTCTGGGCTTCAAGAAAATGACCAATGTTCAGATGCAAGAGGCGATCCGGTTCGAGAACTATCGTCTCTTTTACAGATTCTACGCCGGAGACCAGCGTGACCACGGGAGAACCGACGGTGAAGAGCTGATCACTGCCAATCTATGCGAAGCGTTTGTCGATAAGAATGCTGCATTCCTTGCCGGGAAGAGCTTCCTGATTACTGACAACGACGGCGAGTTTGACAACGACGCAGTTCAATACGCAAGGGATATGTGGGATAGATCAAATAAAGATCTGACATTCTACGAAAATTCACACAACTCCTCACTTTTTGGAGACTTTGCGTACTATGTGATGGAGGACAGCACAGGCTATCCGAAGGTCTATGCGATCCCTTGTGTCTTTGTTTGGCCATTCTGGCACCCGGACGACAAGAGCATTCTTGTGAGTGCAAAAATTGAGTACCCTGTCGACAATGCTGACGGATCTTCTTCAGTCATAACACTTTTGCTCGATAGTCAAAAAGTCAGCAAGTACAAAGACGGCGCTTTGCAAGACTACAAGCTGCACTTGCTTGGTGAACCACCTCTCGTTTTTGCAAAAAATAAGCATATGATCGGATCCGACCTCGGGAAGTCAGACATTCAGAGCATCCTTGACCTGCAGAGGCAGTTCAATTCCAAGTTGACAGACATGTCAGACATCATGGCTTACCACGCTTCACCGATCACAATTGGCTACGGTGTCCGTCTTGACGCTCTTGAGAGGTCTGCAAGCAAGATGATCTCAGGCCTCCCTTTCGAGTCGAAGGTCGAGAACCTGGAAGCCAGGGGGGACATGGCAGGGGCCATTGCTCATCTGAGGGACATGAAGCGCTTGATTCACCAGCTCGGTGCCGTCCCGGAAATCTCATTCGGAACTGTTGACGAACTCAAGTTTTCAAACAGCTCAGGGCTTGCCCTTCAGCTACTTTACCAGCCAATGCTCGACACTCTCAAAATCAAGCATATTTACCACGGAAAAGCTCTGAGAGACGTGAATCGCTTGCTGATCAAGTGGGGAGTTCGAAGGATGGAGCTTCGTGCTCCGAAGGACAAGAAAGAGCTTGTCAAGTTTTTCAACACCGGAGTTGCGTTCCCTGACCCGCTTCCAAGGGATGAAATGCTCCAGCTGAACACGATTATCGCAAAACTCGATAAGCGATTGATTCTGCCTTCTAGGGCACTCCAAGAGCTTGGTGAGACAAATATCACGGAGTACTTCAAGAAGCTGAAAGAAGAATGGGCCTTGCTTGTGAACGCAGGGTACCCAGATCCTTCGGCCAATCAGATCAGCAATTTAGGGGCAAACATAACCTCTGATATGGTTGTAGAAAGCAAAGATGACTCAGAATCATCTGATGATTCGAAGCCGTCCGACGATTCGAGTGATTAAAATTCAATTTGGAGATGTGTCATGAAGAAACCTACCAAACAGCCCAAAACAGGCTTCATGGAGAAGATCCGTTACGAAGGTGCTACTACACGTAACATTTCTTCCAAAGAAACCACTGTTTACCAGCCAAATGGGGAGCAAACTAAAAAAATCCCCATGAAGCCCGACAAGAACGCTTAAGAATCTGGAGAGAAGAAGATGGATCCTGAAGAATTTGCAAAATTAACCCCTGTACAGCAGATGGCTTTGCTTTCAGCTGTTGACCCTGTAAAGGTTCAGCAGGCTATGGAAGCGAGCCTCAAAGCTGGGCAGGCCTCGTTGCTCCCTGTCATGTCTGAAAGGGAGCGCCAGATTGACGCACTCTCCAAACAGATTGAAGCCCTGAAAAGCGAAAACCAATCTTTCAAACAGGTTGGCAAGGCCCAGACTCAGGCTCAGCTGGATGCCCGTTTTGCCCAGATGCAGAACGAGTTCAACACGCAAGTCAATGCGATGAAGCTGGAACTCCAAAGGCAGACTATTCTGCGGGATGGTCAGTTCACAGACAAGGAAGCCTCGCTGATCAAAGGTTCGACACCCGAAGAACTCACTGCCTCTGCTGAACTTATCAAAGCGCTTCGTGGTGACTACGAGACCAAGTTCAAGCCCGTGACACCTTCAGCTGAAGAACTCGCTGCCCAGGCAGCTGCTCAACAAGCTGCGAAGATTGTCGACGAATCTGACAAGTCTAAAAAAATTGATCTGTCAGTTCTCCCAGAGGCCCAAAGGGCAGTCGTTGAACAAGCTCTCGCACTTGCCGAGCAGGCCCAGTCAGTTCAGCCCCCCGCTGAAAACCTCGCTGGCTCTTTTGATCCGACAGTAGGTGTGGGTCATCAGTTCCTGAACCTGCGCCAGGGCAAGACACAGGGTCAGGTTAGCCCCGCTAATCAGATCTTTAACGCAGCCAACGCAGGAAACGGCGCTGGGCTCGAATCTACGATAAAAAATATGAGTATGGCAGACTACCAAAACGGTGGGCAAAACACCGCACTGGCAGCTGCGAAAGAAATGCTTCACGGCATTTCGCTCTAAGCTAAAAGACACTTTAAGAAAGGTTCCAGGAAGAATAAATGCCCTCAATTTTAGGTATTACAGGTGCCCAGCAGTCGGCTGTCGTAGCTGGTAACATCCAAGCCGCTCTGCCAACCACAGTTTTGACTGTTTTCTCGAAAGAAATTTTGATGAAAGCACTCCCCAACTTCCGCTTGATGCAGTTCGCTCGTATCAAACAGGATTTGCAGGTCGAAAAAGGTGACACCATTCGGATGCACCGTTACAGCCCTCTCCGTAAAGGTAAGAAGCTGTTAGAAGGTGTGGCAGTCGCTGCCAAAACCATGGAAGCAACAACTCAAGACATCAAGGTCGAAGAGTTTGGTAACGCAGTTGACCTGACCCGTCGTCTGCAGGAAACTTCCACTTTCGACCAGCTGATGATCGCCTCCGAGCAGTTGGGTGACGATTACGCTTTCACAACCGAAGTCGACCTCATGTTGACTTTGAATTCCCTGCCCTCTGTGCTCTACGCCAACGAGAAAGCCAACCGTGCTGCTCTGGTAAGCACAGATGTGATGTCTGCTCGCACAATTCGTGCAGCCGTCGAAATTCTGAAAACCAAGAACGTCCCTTCGTTCAACTTGGTTGACGAACTGACCGGCGCTGTCGAAAACGTGTTTGTCTGCTTCTTGAATCCTCACCAAGCTCGTGGTATGCGTGAAGACCAAGCTTGGCGTGACGCTGTCCAATACGGTAATAGCCGCCGGATCTTCATGGGCGAGATCGGTATGTACGAGAAGGTCATCTTCATCGAAACAACCATGATCCCCGTTGTGAAGGCTGCTACCTACACAATGCCCGGTGCCTACTTCGTCAACAGCGAAAACCTGTCTGACCCTGCAATCGTGGATGACCCCATCCCCGTAGCTGTCTCTCCTCACCCCACCCTGGATGTTCACCGTGCGTTCATCGTCGGTGATTACACCTATGGCTACGCTGAGGCCTTGCCTGTTGAAATGATCGCCGATCCCCCCGCCGACCTCCGCCGTCGCCGGAAAGTGGGCTGGTACTCGATTCAAGGTTCTGGTCTGGTGAATGCTGACCACGGGCTCATTTTAGAGACAGTCTAAGACTGAGAGAGAAGAGGCTGAGCTGATGAAGA